AGCTGTTCATCTTAGTGACGAACTGCATCAACAGATGTTGAGTGCTGTTTCGTCTAAGGTGGATTTTCGATCAGCCCGTGCCAGCCTTTAGAGGCATTGGCACTGCACGAGCAATGGTTTCAGAGATCTCTCGTGCGGCAGGGCAAACCGTCCTCTGAGGTGAAGGAGATTTGTGCGAGTGGTCATTTTAATTATCGTGGGAAAATGTTTCGAAATGCACCCCGTAAGGTGGTGCACCCGATAAATAGTACATTCGCTGAATTTTGGCTTCACACTTATCCAAATCGAAGCTTGCCCGACGATTATCTTTACTCACAAGGTGAAGTGGTCGCCGAAAAGCGAGCCTTAATGAAGTATTGCAGGGATCAACCGGTTTTTGATCAATGGTGTTTAGGTTTTGCACGACATATGTTGTTTATTACTTATTTGCCGATCATGGCTGGGAGTAAGATTATCTCGCAAGAAGCCGCGTATCAGGATATGAATCACGGTAGTTCAGCTGGGTCACCATGGTGTGATTTGCCAGGAACAAGTGATAAGTCTGGTGTGTGGAAGATTCCGGGAATTCGAGCTTATTTTCTTGCTTTCTTCTATTTGTTGGGATCCGGTTTTAATTGGGTTCCGATATGGAAATCATCTCTTAAGGTGGAGGTGCGTGCCGCGTTGAAAGTCGTAGTTAATGCGATTCGTGGTTTTGTGGCATCTCCGATGGAGATGACTTTGGCGATGAACATGCTGTTTAGTGATGCTTTCAGTCGATTATTTCGTGCTGGGCGCGATCAGCGTGTTCCTTTGAAGGTTGGTATGACGAAATTCTATCGTGGATGGGATGCTTTGGCGCGTAAGCGTTCAAGTGATTCCACTGCACGTTGTATTGATTATACTGCAATGGATTCCTCGGTTTGTGAAGAATACCAGGAAATAGTGTTGGATTTGTTGTTTGAATGTATTCGTGAGTCTGATTTTTCCGAGGTGGAGTCCTTGGACATGGAAGAACTTGACGGTCGTTTAACCCCAGAGCAATATTTGTGGTGTCAGAACTTTTCAGTAGAAGTTGAGAAACGTGGTTTGTCAGTGCATATTAGGTTGATGTTGCGTGAGGTGTTAGAACATTGTTGTCACAGCGTTATTGTCACTACAGGTGGAGATCTTATAGAGAAATCCACGGGTAACAATTCCGGTAGTGTGTTAACAACTGTTCTTAACACTTTGGTTACGTATTTGAATTCAACGTATGCGTTTGCAAAAGCTTTTCAACAGTGGAGAAGTTTGGAAAAGATATCATTTGTGGAGCTGGGGTTGATGTATGAGAGTCATGTTTTTGATTGGATGTACGGAGACGATCATAC